AGGCATGGTAGTTGATATATTAAAAATTTTATATGGATTTATATATTATAGGACCAGGACCTGGTCCTATTTATATTAATAATATTATATTTGATAAATAAAATATATAAATAATAATATATTTATATAAATAATAATAATAATTATATATAGGACCAGGTCCTATATTATATTATACTATCTATATACTATCTATATACTATCTATATACTATCTATATACTATCTATATACTATAGTACAAAAATAAAGAAAAAAATTGACATTATCAAGTATTTTCGAAAAAAGTTTATGGTTTTTCATATTTTTTTTTATTTTCTGTATATTTATATACAAGTAAGCAATCGAACAACAAATTTACTAAAATAAAATCAAATAACAAAACTTACTTAAAATAGAATTTATGGCTAATTTATTAATGAAAATGCCCGTTCCTTATGAACCAAAGAAAAAGAATAGGTTTATATTAAGATTTCCAAGTTCATTAGGAATTAATGAGTGGTTTATCAAAACGGCTTCAAGACCTAAAATTACAGTAGCAGAAACTGAAATTCCTTTTTTGAATACTTCAACTTGGGTTGCTGGTAGGTTTAAATGGGATGAAATGGCTATTAAATTTAGGGATCCAATAGGGCCTTCTGCAACACAAGCTATTATGGAATGGATTCGTCTTTGTGCTGAGTCTGTAACTGGTAGAATGGGTTATGCCGCTGGTTATAAAAAAGATGTTGAGTTGGAAATGTTAGACCCTACGGGTGTTGTAGTTGAAAAATGGATACTACAAGGTGCTTGGTTAAAATCAGGTGATTTTGGATCATTAGATTATAACTCTGGTGATTTAGCTGAAATTGATGTATCACTTCGTTACGATAGAGCTATCAACGTATACTAATAAAAAATATTTTGTTTCATGTGTTGCTTTTTATAAAAATCCTTACAGAAATGTAGGGTTTTTTATTTACTAATGGTTTTTAATTATTAATATTGTTTTAGTAAGTATCATGATTAGTTTCATATAGATTAAAATAAATAAAATTAATATATATGATAACAATAATAGCTACAATAGCAATTACACTTGGTGTATTATACTTGGGTTTAAGTACCTGGGGAATTGTAAGGTTAACACGTAAGGTTTCTGGTTTAGAAGTTTTGCGTAACGAAATGGATGAAAAATTTAGCGGTGTTTACCGTCAATTTGAAGATCAGGATCGCAATCATGGTGAAAATATGAAAGAGTTCAGAAATGAACTTGAAAAAAAATCAGAGGAAATTTATAGATCATTGGATGATAGATACAATGATGTACAAAAAAACTTTGATGAATATGGTTCTGATTTAGACCGTAGATTTGATGATATATATCGTACAATCGATGAAGATAAAAAAGAACTTAACAGAGAATTAGATAAACGTTTTGATACGGTTTATCGAAAAATTATCAAAAAGAATAAAGACTAAATATTAGTGAAATTAGTCTTGATACTTACTACTTTTTATCCTTTCAATAAATTCTTATTAACGAATTTATTAATTTTTTCAGTTAATAAAGTTACATCTTTCATTTCATGTTCCCAAACAACCAATAATCTATAGTTAGGATCAAATTTAACATTTTTAGATTTAAATTTATCATTTTTTATGTTTCTACGTTGAAATGGATATACTGCCAGGGGGTTATGCGTTTTACAACAATGGAAGAAACAACCATGAGTTTCAATTAATATATTAAAATCAGTTAATAAAAAATCATATTCTCTTTTTTTGAACATAAAGTGTTGTTCAAAATTAAATCCGAGATCGGTTAATAGTTGTGCGAATGTTACTTCAAGATTTGAGGTTCCATTCATTTTTTTAAATTGTTTACTTATTTTTTTCTTTTTAGTGGTTTTTTTCTTTACCACAGGTTTTTTTACTTTTTTCATTCAAAACTTTACTTTGTTATATTTATCATTATATTAGTAAATATATGGGGAAACTTGTTTACTTAATAGCTTCCGATAGCGGAAAATATAAAATAGGGATAACTACCACTAAAAATTTAGATAAAAGAATAAAACAACTTCAAACTGGTAATTCCGAACAATTACATGTTGTTAAAACATATTGTACCGAATATGCTTCAATGGTTGAGAAAACCTTACACAGAGAATTTACAACAAAAAAATTAATGGGTGAATGGTTTGATTTGGAGATTGAAGATGTATTGACTTTTGATCAAAGATGTAGTAGAATTGAAAACGGTATCCAAATACTAAAAGAACAAAATAACAATTATATATTAAAATTATTAAAAATTGAATAACATGAATGACATGAATGACATGCAACCAATGATTGAACCAGCACATGACGTGATAACATTACCGTCTGAGGGTTTATTTTACAAAAATAAGAAAGAATCTGTAAAAGTATCATATTTAACAGCATCTGACGAAAACGTATTAACATCACCTAACTTGATTCAATCAGGAAAGGTGTTAGAAGTACTTTTGGATCGTAAGGTTATGGATAAGGATTTAAGACCAAAAGATATGCTTGCTTGCGATAGAAATGCCATTTTATTCTGGTTAAGAGCAACAGGGTATGGTGAAATGTACACAGTTGAATTAGAAGACCCAAAAACGGGCGAAATATTTGAAACTGATATTGACATAAGCCAATTCAAAAACAAAGAAATTATGGTCACTCCAGACTCAAATGGAGAGATATCATTTATCTTACCAAGATCAAAGAAAAATATTAAATATAAATATCTTACAGCTGATGAGGATGAAAAGATTACTAAAGAAGATGAAACAAGGAGAAAAAAAATGGGATCTAACGCCATTTCAGAATTATTGACTAAAAAATTAGAAGCTCAAATAATGGAAATTGATGGTATTAGAGATAAAGGACAGATATCAGCATTTGTACAAAATATGATGCCTTTGGAAGCATCAGCATTAAGAAAGTTTATAAATGAAAACGAACCTGGTTTAGATACCACAATTAATGTTGAAGCACCATCTGGTGAGTTTTTTTTTGGTGAACTTCCCATCACAACCAAGTTTCTTTACCCCTACGTCAACATATAAATATGATATGTTATATGAGATACATGTTCTTGTAAAACATGGTAATTATACATATAGTGACATACAAATAATGCCTGTGTATGAGAGAAAAATATTAATTGATTTTCTTATAGACGAAGCTGAGGAAAGAAAAAAAAGAAATGATAATATAACAGAAACCAATTAGTAACATAATTGGTTTTTTTATTTAAACTATTTATATAAAAATACAAATTATGCCTGTAACGTCTAATGAAGATAAAATAGTTGAGCTATTAGGTAAATTGGTTAAATCCGATGAAGATAAAAGAAAAAAATCAGCTGCTGAACAAAGGAAGAATGGTGTATTTGCATCATCTGTCGATTACGGTACTGATCAAGGTACGTTGACAAAACAATTAGGTAGTTCAGCTAAAAATTTTGGTTCTACGTTAAATAAAGCTACTTTTGGTATTGTACCCGCATTAACTAAAGGTATTTCTGATGTTAGTAAAAGCGCTTTTAGTATGTTTGGGGGTGTGTTTAAAGGTATCGGTCAATTATTTGTTGGTGATATTTTAGGTGGGTTAAAAACCATTTTTGGGTCAATCCTATCAGGTGCTATGGGTATTGTTAAAGGTATTTTTGGTGTAATAAATACGGTTGCTGGTAATGTATTTTCATTTCTTAAATCATTATTAACTCAAGCATTTACTAACTTCATGGCTATGCAGAAACTTGTTGGTAATTTAGCTGCTGATATTGGTTTATCTAAGGCTGAATCGAGGGGTTTATTACTTAATTTCACTGAATTAACCACAACGGCAATGGAGTTTGGTGGTGAAATGGGTGATATAGCTAACATGATATCAACTTTTAGTGAAACCACTGGTAAAAACAAAATTTTTGATAAAGAAGACGTAAAAAACATTGAACAGTTAGGTAGAGGTACAGCGTTAGGTGTTGAGGGTATGACCAAAATGGTTGCTGAATTCGGCAATCTTGGTATTTCAATGAATAAAGTTTTTGATCTTACTGAAAAAGC